AGTTCAAGCCCTTCTTCAGTGTCTGCTGTTTCATGAACTTGGACAGCATAGAAGACTCTTCGTGCACTACGCCAGCTCCGAGACCGTTATCGAACCCGTCAAGCCTCTGCTTGATCTCGTCCGAGTCCAACAGCAACGCTTTGTGCTGGCGCTGCAGAACGTCACTCAACGTGCTTTTCCCGGCCCCCGGCAAACCAATGACTAGATGAGCTTCGCGCTTGGCCGCTGGCTTGTTTATGCCCCACTTCTTCAAGCGCCGGTGTTCGTTGTCCATCGTTTCATCGATCTTCTTCTTATGGTAACGATGACGCCCAGCTTCAAGAATGTGGTGAGTTGAAGACTTGCCCTTTTGCGCCGCTAGCGCCTCCGCCAGCGTCATGCCGTTCGCCTTGGGATTCTTCGTGTTGAGTAGCTCCGTCATCACCTTCTGATGTTCAGCGTCTGAACGTGCTCGCTTGTCGAGTTCGACGCCAGCCTGAGACGCGCCCCCATGCTTGAAAGCGTGAGCAGCGCGACGAAACTCGAGCGGAGCATCGCTACTGTGTGCATCCACGAACATGTCTGGTGTCGAGTTCTTGTCGGTGTGTTTGAACCGACCTCCTCCTCGACGCATATGACTGTTCGGGTGCTTACCGATGCGATACATGCTCTTCTTGCGTCCTTTGGTGGCGGCTCGCTTGAAGATCTCTTCGAACATCAGCATCTTGGTGACCTTCGGTCGGACGGTGACCGTTTCGAAAAACTCATTCATGAGAGCTTTCTTGCGCTGGTCAGTGACCACGTAAGAGTACGTCATGCTGACTTACGGACGGGGTGAATGTGGTGCCACACAGCGGGGTCGATGTAAGACGAGATCGCCATGGCGGGTGTGTTCCCCAACAAAGACGACACTTTCTTAGCAACAGTCAAACGCAGCTTCTTGAACTCACGATCGTTCGCCGCTGGCTGCAGCGACTTCACAGTGTCCAACGCCGTACTCGTGGCTACGTAAGTGCGGAAGTCTTTTGGCATGAAGCCTTTGCCGCCGATCGACTGCATGTAGTCCCGGACTTTGGTGTCCTTCGTGTTGAAAATGGCCTCTCCCGGTGATTTATTCGCTATGCGTGACTTCATGACACGGGCCAGTCCTTTATCGATGCTGGTCAGGCTAATGCTGACGCCCTTTTTGCCGACAAACTCAAAGCTCGTCACGCTGCCCTCTACTTTGACGTGTCGAGCTTGTAGAGTGCTAGCGCCGTAAGCTTGAACTTTCGCTTTCGTATTGCGCTCTGACCCGATGCGCATACCCGTCTTCGCCAAAACGAGCAAAACAGCCGCCTCGTCATTACCGTTTGCTGCGTCCGCCTCCGCCTTTCGCACCAGCTCGTCTCGGATAGACGCGAACTTCTTCTGTCGCGCGAACTTCTTGACCGCTTGAGCCTCGTGATGCGCTTCCGTGTACAAGGCGGTGGACCGTCCTTTCGCGTCAAACCCGACAGCCGCTAGACCCGCCTTGAAGTCTGGATTGACACGAACATCTCGCCACGCTGGCGGGATACGCAACTCCTTAACTCGAGCAGTGAACGCCTCGTCCGCCTCATCTCCCTTGGCGTTGCGCCACTTCTTTCCCTTGTCCTGCGTAAAGCCACTGCCGACACCGAACTTGGTGCTGAAACGGCCTTGGGCATCACGACGTACCTTGGCTTCACTGAAAACCTTGAAGACATCTTCGAAGAGAAGCATCAGCGCCTCTTGACGGGTCTAGGGTATATGACGCAACGGCACCCCGGATGTAGAGGGGCGAAATCGACAGGGTTCCCATTTCCATCCATGAACGGTTCATCAAGCCCGCGCCCCTCCTTATTCAGCCTAGGCATCGGCTTGCACCGTGGACAAACACGATCTTGCGCCGCTGTGAACCAGAAACGCCGAATGCCGTCCGGATAAAGGCCGCTCTCGACCATTTGCCGCCAAGCTTCTCGCGACCCGTTAGCTCCCGCCGCCGTCATCTCGGTACGAGCGATGTTCTCCGACCGTAGTTTGATGAAACGACGACGGTAAGCCGTCGCCATCTTTTCGATTTGCGTCTCTGTGAGGGGCTTGTTGTTGCGTTGCGCTCTCTCGAGCATTTGGTCATAACGCATGTCGCGCAGCCGCCAACGATTGATGCCGTCGATCGGCCGACCAAACTCGTCCACTGACAACGAACGCTCCATACCAATGCCGAGTTCCTTCAGGCTACGCTTTTCATGCACTTTACGCAGGTACGCTTTGTAGCGTTGCACCGTCGCTTCTTGACTTTCTGTCAGGCCGAACCCCGGTTCCTCCCGGATACGCCGAGCGATCTCACGCGGGTTTATGCCGTCCGTGAGCGCCCCTTCCATGAGCTTCTTCAGTCCCGCTTTGGTCTCCTGCCGGACTTGCTGCACCATGCGCAGTTCGTTCTGCCTCATGGCTTCGATAGTCTTCGGGTTCAGCTGGTCAAAGAGCGTCCGCAAGACCCGCGTCTGCGGCATGGGGGGCTTGTCTTTATTCCAAGCCCATTGCGCCGAAGCTAGAAAAACCTGCCTTAGAGCATCTTCTGACTTGGAGACGAACACCGGATCCGCTCCCTTCAGCACGAGGTCCACCGCTTCGGTCACTCTTTCGGCCTTCAGGAGTTCCTCGAGTCTGTCCAGCGCCACTGATAGTCGCCCCTGTTCCCACGCCTCCCGAAGGGCCAAGGACAACCGGGGGGCATACTTCTCGAGCAGTCGCAGTAGCTCATCGGCCCTTCGCGCCTGTTCGAAAGCCATCAGCCTTCGTCCGACTGGTCAGAAGGAACCGGGAGCTTGGCTGTGCGCAGGATCTCCGCAGCGATTTCCGGTGTCAGAACGTTGGTAAACCCGGAAGCTCCCAGCGTCGACGCGATATTCGCCATTACCATGGGGTCTTGCATCTTCAAATCCGAGTGCGTCAGCTTCGGCCACAGCTCGCGCGGAATTCCGTTCATCTTGCCGAGCAAAGGAATCAACGTCGAATTGATCGGCTCCGCGATGCTGTCGGCCACCGCGCCTACCGCAGTGGTGAACAGGTCTGTCTTGTTCTCGGACAGCGCATAAGAGCCGACTTTGCCATGCCCCAACATGATGAAGTCAGCCATCATGGACATGGCAATGCGCTGATCGTGCCGGTTGATGATGGCCGAATGATCGACCGGACGCGAGCCGCTATCCGTCGTCTTGTACTCGATGTCGTACTCGTACGCGCCTTGTTCCGTCTTCCGTGACGACAGCATGAGGAACCCTTGCCGGTCACGCGCGATGTTGTTGCCGACACGCTCATACAACTGTCGAATGCGCTTTTCCTCGTCCGTCGCCTTAGGGTCCAGATACTTCTGCGGAATGCGCATCACTACGATACCAGCGGATCGAGTCGCGATCTTACCCTCAGCGTCTTCGATCACGCCTTTCTTGACGTAGCTCGTGTACGCGTTGCGCAGCAGAGACTTGCCCTCTGGGTTTCCAAGACGAGAACGCGTCTTGAAGTGCAAACACTTCGTAATCGGAATCGGCACGACGTGACCGTACTGCAGCTGCTGATCGAAACCCAACGTGTTGCCGGTTTTGTCGAAATACCAACGCCACACGGTGTCTGCCGCTCGAGGGGCAAGCTTCTTCAAAGTCACCTCAGGCAGCGCTTCGTCTTCCCTCACCGGCCTGAGTACGATCTCTTGTAGGGCAAACCCGTAAGTCAGCATTTCTAACGCTTCTTCAATCACGACACCGAACGGATGTACAGGGTCGCGAAACAACGCGTCTTCGAACCCTTTCTTCACTGCATATGCTTCCTGTGACTCTTCCGCCGCCGTCAGAGTCCAAGACAACGACTGAATGAGCATATGGAAAGCGTTCAGCACCGCGCCGATCAACGGATCGTTCTCCGCCATCTCGCGATAGATGCGGATGCCCTGCTTGCCGCGCAGCTTGGCGAGAAACTCTTGGTGTAGCCACCCCTCACGAGGAGTAGCCCCACGCAAGCCCGTTTCGCCGAGTTCTACAGTCAGCGGTTCGTTAGGTACCGGATTCTCAGCCATAGAACTCTTCTTCTCCTGTGAAGTCTTCAAAGAAAGGTTTAGCCGCGCTTGTCACTGGGATGGTCGGCAAGGACTCTTCCCCGAACTCAAAAGCAGCGTACACCAACGCATCGCCCCAGTCAGTGGAGCGCCCTAGTCTCTTCTTGATGTCGTCTTTGGACTCGACCTTGATGACTTTGTCTTTCTCGATGGTGTACTTCGGAGCAGTCAAGTCACTGATAACACGCGGGTCGAGATCGGCGGGTAACGAAAACAGTCCCTGACGCAGTTTTTCCCGAAATTCCCACCACATCTGCGAACGAAGATTCTTGAACTTCAACACCAACGTGTCGCCGTCCCGGTCTTCCCTCTCTATAGGAGCCGCCCCAGACACCAAGTCGTTCACGTGCGCCCCGCGACCCTTGCAGATGTCGACCACGCCAGCGCCTAGACCGACACCGTCCACATTGGTATGCTCCGGGTCGCACCACCAACTGTCCAGTCCTCGATGAGCCGTGTAGCGCATCACCATGTCGGCCGTCTTGTCGATCGACAAACCTTGGTGTGCTTCCAACCGATCCAGCGTGTTGGGACTCGAGAGAAACGCGAACACCGTGTGGTCATCCCCGTACCGTGCTACGTCGATACCGAGTTTGCGCGTCCCTTGCGCAGGTTCAACGTTCTGCGCGTTCAACACCCACTGCAACGAAATGAGCTGTGAGGGGTCGTCCATGAGACCCCACTTGCCCAGCACGAACGTCTGATACTCGCGATCTGGGAGATTCTTCAAGCTCTCCCGGTACTCTTCTGTCAAAAACGGGTTGTCGACCAGTGTCGCGGGCAGATAGTAGAACGGTTCCTTCAGCGTCCCCCGCTCGTGGGGTTCATAAAAAACCTGTCTCGGCCAGTTGTCGCACGGGTTGAACGTGAACAGAATAAGCGGTGGTGGTTGCTTCGGGAACGGGTTGTCTTCTGAACGCGGAATGATCCACGCGCCAGCGCGCTCGATGGCCTTGTAGTACGAACGCTCCGATAGCTCATTGGCCTCTTCCAACAAAAAGCCGTTGACCTCGAGACCTTTCCAACGGTTGAGTTCCGGGT